TTTTAGCAGCTCACCCACCGGTCGGCCGTTCCCGGCCAGGCCCACCATCTTCTCCACCGCCGCGATAGGCAGCCGGTCGAAGTAGACCCCCACGTGCGGCCAGTATGACAGTTGAATCGCCTGCGCCGAGTGCGCCAGCCCCAGCCGGGCCATCTCCGCCTGGCCGCGCTTGATTTCGCCTTCGGCCCAGGCCGCGTACTGCTGGAACTCCGCCTGCGTCTGCGCCAGCAGCCGCTTATACCGGTCCAACTGATAGAGTTTTGCCCGGCTCACCGTCTCCCCCGCCGCCTTCATGGCCGCCAACTCCCCAGTCAGCGCGGCGATCTGCGCCTCCAGCGACTGTTCCACTTGCAACCACCGCCGGGCCATCTCCTGCATCTGCGCCGCCTCGCGGAGGAGCAACCCCTGCTTGAATTGCCGCATGGCCGTGACGACGGCCGGCTCCGGGTCCGGCATGGCTATCTCCGCTTGCTCTTCGGACAGATGTGGATGTGCTTGAAGTCTTCGTACCGGCGCTTCGCCTCGGCCGACTTGAAGCGCTTTCCGCCCCCGCTACGCCGCTTCGCCATCGCGCCCTCCGCTGCTCCCCGGCTCCCCGGCCTCCCCGCTCCCCGGCTCCCCCGCTCCTGCCGGCTGCCACTGCTCCGCCCGCCGCTGCTGCTCCACGAGCGCCTGCGCCAGGCCCGCCGTGGCCGCCGCCTGCTCCGCCGCCTTGTCCTGCTCCATCTGCTCGATTTCGGCGTCCGTCCAGCCCTCCGCCCGCAGCACCGTCGCCAGCGGCAACCCGGCCGCCACGCTCATCTGCCGGATCTCTGCCTCCGTCCGGGGCTGCACCGTCTCCGGCGCATCGAACTGCGGCTCCACCTCCGCCTCGGCCACGTCCCCCCAGCCGTCCAGGGTCAGCAGGAAGGCCCCCACCTGCCGCCACGTCGCCCCAAACACGTCAATGCAGCGCTGGCACTTGCGGTTCAGCGGTGACTCCATCGCAATGAGGGCCTCGCCGCTCGGGTCCCCACCCTGGCCGAAGAAGTAATGCTTCGGCGTCCGGGTGATGATGGCGATGGATGTAGCGAGCTTGTCCATCGCGTTCAGGTAGACCACCAAGTCCGTCTGGCTGAACTCCCCCGCGCTGGTGGCCTGGCCAAGGCCGTCGCCGGCCGGGATGTTCCAGATCTCATTCGGCGCATTCTTAAGCGGGCCCACGTCCGCGGTGCTGATGACCCAGCGTTGGCGGAATGCTCCAAACTCAGCGGCCACCATCATGTCGGCGAGCAGCTTGTTGACCGCGTCCTGCGGCCGGATGGCGTTCGCCAGCTCGCTCGTGATGGCGCGCCGGGTCCGGCGCAGATGAAACACCGGGATCTCCCCATAGGGATTCTCGGCCTGTGGCGGGTCCCCCGGCTCGAACGCCTTCCAGGAGTTCACCTTGCGCGCCGCCTTGCGCGTGGCGTAGTATTCCAGCCGGTCCGGGTAATACAGCGTCAGCCGATACGTGCCGTCGCTGGCCTCCCACCACTTCGCCGCCCACAGTTTGCGGCGCGGGTTCGCCTGGTAATACTGGATGTGGCACAGGCGCGGGTCGTTGTAGAACGCCTCCACCGTGCCCTCGTCCTCGTTGGGCCAGGCGACAATGAACGCTTCGCCGCAGACCAGCGCCGCCAGGTGCGCGTCCTCGCTGTCCAGGTGCAGCTCCGTCTCCTGGTACAGCTCGTTGAGCCGCGCCGCCGCCGCCTCGTCCCCGGCCACCTGCCAGCGCGCCAGGTTTAGCCGGTCCAGCATCGCGTCCACCACCACCGCGCACCAGTTCTGCGTGAACCTGGCCTTCAGGCCCCGGAATATCTCGTCCAGGCGTTCTGTGGAGTAGGTGAGCGGCTGGTCGCCGTCGTAATATTGCCACAGCGTCCGGTACGCCTCGGCTTTGCCGCTGAGGGCCTCGTAGGCCAGTTGCAGGTCGCTTTTCTGGGCCATGTCTACCCCTGGTAACTCCGGGCCTGACGCGGCATCTCGTAGAGGAGCGTGTTATAGGATCCCGACGAGGCGTCCATGATGTCGTCCTCACCGATGTCCGGCTGATTGTGCAGATGATTCAGCCAGCGGTCGTTCCACGGCCCCCGCAGCAGATGCACGTTGCCCGCGAATGATTGGGCCGCCAGCGCCCGCGCCCGGCTCAGCTTGTCCCCTTGCGGCGGCACCGCCCGCGCGTCCAGGCCGGTCAGCAGTTGCGTCAGCCGCCGGGCCTCCCGCCGCGAGGCCGACCCTGGCTCGAGCTCCCACCGTACCAGGAACCGCGCACCGTCCGCCTGGGCCAGTTGCGCCCGCCGGCGCGTCTCGCTCACGAAGCGCCGCTCCACCTCGGCCGGCCCCTCCTGGAAGTCAATGCACTCTGTTACCGTGTACTCGCCGCCATGGCGCCGCATGGAGACCCCGGCTGTGAACGATGGCCCCCGCCGCGCGGTACCCACCTGCTCGGCCGCCGTGCTCGCCAGGTCCCAGAACAGGCACTCCACCCCCCCGGCCGGCGCCGCGTCCACCATCGCAAACCAGGCCCGGTTGAAGATGTTACCGGCTGCCGGTTTTATTTTCCAGTTCCCGCCCCGCTTCGCATCGCCCAGCAGCCGCTCGCGTTCCACGGGCGGGAGCGCTTGCAAGTTCGCCAGGTAGCCCGGGTCCGCCGTCAACAACGTCGGATTGTCGAAGACACTGGCCGGGACGAACGTCACGCTCTTCGGCTGCGGCTCGTGGTCGGGGAACTTCTCTTGTAACCCCGTGGCCGTGTCCGCCCAGACCAGCCGGCCCGCCACCCGCAGGAACCACCGCAGCACCCCGGCCCGGCTCAGGTCCGCGTAGCCGTAGTAGGGATCCTTGTCGTCCTGAATAATCCACCAGGCCAGGAACTCCGCCAGCCACGAGTCCGCGTCCGGGTTGCACGTCGCCCGCACATAGGGCCGCACCCCGCAGACGGAGCGGTTCCGCGAGAGCAGGTAGAAGAACGCGCTCTCCGGGAAGTGCTCCAACTGGTCGAAGCCCAGGAGCGCGATCTGCGCCCCTTGGTAGCGGAACTTGTCCGGCTCGTGCTGCAGGTGCGCAAAGCTCACCCGCGCCCCGCTGGGGAACCGCCAGATGAGGTCGCCGCGCACCGGCTGGCCCCCCACCAGCGGATACAGCGTCTCGCTCTCGTCCCACATCCCGCCTTCGTTGGTGATTTCGGGATAGGTGCGCCGGAATAGCACGGCCCCGAAGCCCGGGTTGTCAATGTGCCGTAGGCACTCCAACAGCAGCGCCCACGTCTTGCCGCCGCCGGCCGCCCCGCCGTAGATGGCAATGTCGGCCGGGCTGGCCAGGAACTGCTCCTGCCGCCCCGGATGCGGCCGAATATCACGAGTCACGGTGATTGTCCGGGATATAGATGTTCACGGTGGAGGTTTGGATGGCCCCCCGCACGTTCAGGTTTTCCGTGAACAGTTGCAGATGTTTGCCCAGGTGCACCAGCGCCGCCTGCGCATCGCAGACTTCGATAGCCAGGCCCTCTTTAGTCTGCCGCAGGCTTTTGATGAGGTGCGTGTGTTCCTTGGCCCGGACGGGCCGCAAGTCCACGGTAACCTGGCCGGTCTCATCGTTGATACGGATAAATTGCCCCAGGTCTACCCGGGCCTGCTCGGCCAGCCGCCCCAGTACTTCATCCGCCGACATGGCGACGGTGAGGAGGCGGCGTTTGATTTCAGCCTGAATGTCAGGTTTTGTCAGGTTCTCAGCGGCAATAGAACGTAGGCTGCGCTCCGAATAGCCGGCCCGGCGTGCCGCCTCGGTCGCATTCCAACACCGCAGATACTCGTCCACGAATATGCGTTGCTTGGCCGTAAGTCGCCGGGACACACTGGTCTACTCCCCACCGGCCTTGAGCCGGTCCCACTCCGCCAACACCGCGTCCACGTACCCCTGATTCGCCCACCGGCCGCCCGGCTCCCGCTTCACGCCCTGGCCGCCGTTGTAGTACGCCACCGCCCGCTCGATGACTCGCCGGAGCGCCTCCGGCAGTAGCGCGGCCACCACCGCCCCGGCCGCCCGATGGTCCACAGTCAGGAACAGCTCATCGTGCAGCGCGCAGACCAGGTATTCCCGCAGGCACAGGCAGCCCGCTTCCAGACCCACCCCCGGCTTCAGCAACTCGCGCGGCGGTACCACGCTCCACCCGCCGGACATGCTCGCAAGTGTATGATCATTCACCTGCATCAGCCCGTAGTCGGCCGAGCCGTCGGCGTTCGGGTCCACCAGGTTCGGGTCGAAGTCCGATTCTACCTCGACGATGGCCTGCACCAGCAGTGGGTCCAGGTGTAACATCGCGGCCACGCTGCGGATTAGCAGCAACGTCGCCGTCAGGGCAGAAGGATTCATGGTTCCGCCCTCGGCGGCCACCACTGGCTCCGGAATCCCGGCCGCTTGCAATGCCGCCGTCAGCACGTCCGTCAGGTTGAACAGCACCGCCGGCCGCTCCTTTTCGGGCGTCTCTGCCAGGCGTGCCCACACCAGCGCCGCCTCTAGGAAATGCGGCATCGCGGCGGCCCCGGCCTGAGCCAGCGGATCATCAACCGGCGCGGCGGTCACGGCCAGCGCGCGCAACTCCGCATCGTAGAGCCGGGCCAGGGCCAGACTCGCGTCCACCACCGCCAGCACGCGCTCCGGCGCGGAGGAGACCCCGGCCACGATGATCATGGCTTTCCAAGCCCGCTCCGTCAGCGCGTCAGTGGGGGGCATGGTACGGCACCAGCGCCCGCAGCCGAGCCACCTGCCGCTCCAGAATCAACATCACATCCGCCACCACGGCCTGCCA